CTCGAGCGCCACCCGCAGCCGGTCATCGCCATAGCACTCGCAATAGACGGTAGGCACTTCGCCCACTTCGCAATCGATCACAAAGCGCCGGCAATTATTCGGCAGGACGCCGGCCGCCCGCAAATGTTCGATCAGCGTATCGGCGGTGGCGAGCTCGAATTTATGATCCATCGCCGCCGCCCTCAATCCAGGCCTGCGCGCCGGCTTCAATCGCCGGCAGGCCGCCGCGCTCGAGCTCGAGTCCGCGCGCCTGGATCCGCTTCGCGTCCGCGATCGCCTCGGCCGTGATCATGACGCGTGGCTCGGATGCCTTCGGCTTGGGTGGCGGCGGTTCGGCGGCGGCCGCCGCCCCCTCACCCAACGGCAGGAAACTCGCCGGCGCATAGAACACATCGCCGCCCGGTACCTCGTCGTAATTGAGCTCGGCGCGCCCTTCGTTCTGGGTGATCAGTCCGGAGGTCCATAGCTTGGTCACTCGATCGCTTGCTTCGGCGCGCGCCGCGGCGATCGCATCGAAGCGGTCTTTATCGAAGGCGAGCGGCGATTTGAGGTCACGGCCGATTACCTCGTTCCAATCATCCACAAACTGCTCGAGCAGCGGAATCACGGCTTCCATGTAGAGCGCGAGACGCGCCTCTTTAAAATTCGAGTAGGTCTGTGAATTGGTATCGCCGATCAACTGCGATGGCACATGGAACACGGCCGCGATATCGCGCTTGGTGAGTACGTGCTGCTCGGACACGCCCGAGTTGCCGGGATCGAAACCCATCTGGTGCCAGGCCGCGTTTTCTAGGAAGAGCTCTTCGCCCTTGGCTTTCGAGTCGCGGATGCGCTCTTTTAGCTGCGCAACCTGCGTATCTTCCCAAATCGAATTTTCCTTGGCTTCGATCCAACCGGGCGAGTACCCGCGCTGCAGCATGCGCTTCATGAGCGCCGCGCCTTCGTTTTCCGAATCCACGCGGATCATGGCCGCCTCGAGCGGCGCCATTCCGTAGATCGGATCGAGCGGGTTGAAGAGCTTGGAATGGACCATATCGTCCGGCGGCACCGGGTACGGCATGCCGCGCGCGTTCGTCACGCGCCACATCTGCACCAGGCTTTGTTCATTGGTCCGCACGGCGGTCAAATCCGGTTTCGCCGTCACTCGATCCGGCTGAAGCAGGTACACCTGGCTGATGCCGCTGCCGATGCGCTCGAGCTCGAGGTAATCGTTTCCGCTCAAGAGCAGGTAAGACAGCCACGCCTCGATCAGCGATGCGCCGCCCGATCGCTCGAGCAGTTCCACCGACGCGATCGACTTCGAACCCGGCGCGGTATCCCACCGGACCTGTTTACCGGCCTGCGCGATCAAAGAAACGCAGGCGTACACATCCGCGTTATAGCGATAGCCCTGCGTGGCAAGCTGCTCGTAGCTGCGCTCGCTCCAGTATGCGCCGGGCAGCGTCGAGACGTACCGCACGCGAACGCTCGGCCGGTTGCCTGCGCCGTCATTGATGATCGGCGGCGCGGGCGGATCCGCCTTTCGGCCGAACCCGAAACGAGATAACACACGATCCATTACCGGCATACTTACCTCACAAAGTCGCCCTTCGGATCCCGCGGCACCGGCCGGCCGCCTGGCTCGCCCGGCTGCCAGGCGCGCGCGTGCATCGGATAGCCCAACTCCGCGGCCGCGCGCGCGCACTCGCTCCAACTCACCTGCGCAAAACTCTTGATCTTGAGGTACGCCTTGATTTCCCGCCACATGACGTCATACGCCCGCGGCGGCCGGCGGTCATCGGTGGTCGACATAACCTATCTACTGCGGCTTATCCTTCGTTTCGGGCGGCGCATCCACGAACACGAAACTCGATTGCATTTCGGCTTCGGTCATCTGCTGCGGGTCACCCACCGTATCACCGGTATCCGGCCGGACGATTGTCTTATAGCCGTGCTTCGGTGTGTGGTAGTGGATCGAGCACTCCATTTTGCGCATTTCGTACAGTTGATTCAGTTTCTGCACGAACATCGCGTGCTCTTCCTCAAGCTGCTGCATCAGGCCGGCGGCGGCCGCCGCCGCCGCTTTGCGCGCCGCCTTCGCGTTGTAGATTTCCTGCGCCTTCGCGGCCAGGCGCAGACCGAGCTCGCGCAATTCCTCGGAAGTGAAGCGCCACTTCACTTCATAGATGCCGGAACCGACGTTGTGATCAGACATTGGATTACACTCTCGATATGCAATTGATTAACAACGTGTGGGGAAACTGGCGACTGAAACAGTCAAATTGGACGCTGAGTCATGAAAAGCACGGGTACGAACTCGATTTAGAAACGATCACCGATAGCGCGCAACTACTGGATTGCATCTTTCAGGCTCACCATAAACGCATTTTTAGCAACGAGGATGTACGGGACTTACTGCACGCGCTCGATGAAATCTTTGACCCACAAGCTAACCTTTGCTCTTTCGGCGCAAGCAACAGCATCGATCCGAAAACATTCCTGCGGGCCCGCGCCGCCGCCGCCGATTACACGGCAACCTAAACGCCTGTTTTTTATTGAACACGCATCGCCGCCCTGATTTGGCGCTCCACTTCTTCGAGAGTAATCGTACCTTCGCGGATCTCTTCGCGAAGCGTCTCCAAAGCCAATTCTTTCAGCACGCTACGCACGTCCAAATCCTCGATGGACCCAATACCGCGATGACAACGATAGGCCTTAAACAATGGATTCGCCCCGAGCCACGCCACCACAACCTCAATCGACAATGGATGTCCCGCCAATACCTTCGCCAGTTCCGACTGTCCCTCGGCCGTCCGCAGCCATTCGCCAGCTATGCGAGTCGCGGGATTCATTTCGCTCATAAACCTAGGTGTCCGCTGCTTCCACCACTATCCGCGTTCATAAGGTCGCGAAACCTCGCAATGGCCTGAATTGATGCATGGCCGGTTTGTAGCCGTATAGCCTGATCAGACACACCATTAACTTGAGCCTGTCGAATGTGGCCGACGCGCAATGAATGAGCGCTGAACTGCCGCGAATCTAAACCAGCACGCTTACAGCATGCCTTGATGATGTAACCCCACGCCTCACGAGATAGTCCGCACTTGACATTCGCATGGCGATCAACCGCCCTAAATATTGCACCTTCCCGGATGCCCGTTAACTCAAGCCACTGGCGAAGCGCCTGCGCCGCTGAATAATTTCGTTCCGGCTTGATCAAGACGGGCGACAATTCCGCACTTCCTCTCGTCGGCACGTGCACACGCAATATTTCGCCGTCAAATACTACGTCGTCAACCGTAATTGCAACTAATTCTTGCGCGCGAAAGCCGCCACAGAAGTGCACCAATAGGCCCGCAATATTTCGGACATCCTTAGGTCTAGTTGGTCTACCATAAGCCTTAAGGATTCGCCGCAGATCGGCGGCCAGCATTGGCACTTTTACATCTGGTTGTCTTCCGATTTGATCGCGCCGCACTCCTTCCATTAGGCCGATCACCATCGGATTCCTGGTTGGATCAGTGAAACCGTGTTCTCTGTGAAAATAGGAGATCGCGGAAAGCGCGTGCTCAATTGTTCCAACCGAATGCACCCGACCATATTTCGTATCTGCGGTCGCCAAGTGTGCAATATAACTGCAAACTGTAAATGGATCCGCGGGCAGATGGAGCCTTGAATTTTCCTCGCACCATAGTTCAAACAACCGCCTAGCTGAAGTGTATGTACGCCGCGATGATGCGCTCAGAGCACGAACAAATGACTTCATAAAGGCTGCAACTCGATTTTACATCCGGGCCCTGCAAGGAGTTTGCGGCGGCCGGCTGCAGATTCCGCTGCAACCGCCGCCGCCTGATCTATCCAGCAAAAACCCTCAACATTTGCGGAAGAGCGCGCTACCGGATAGAATCCCTAGAAAATAAAACGCGCGGTCCCAAGCCGTCAACCCTTGAATCCCAACCCTCACTGCAAGTAGGTCCGTACCGAAACCGCGCCGCCGGCCGATGCCACTCGGCCGGCATAGAACCCTCAAACCAAGCCGAAAAATGAGTAGTTAGCTATCCAACCCGTCATAAAATTACCGGATTTCGCCCACTTCCGATAATGCTTTATTGTGTCTACTGACAGAACTGTGCCACTACGCAGCGCGCGGGTCAACCCCATGCAAGATCCTGTCTGGCCCGCGATTCCGCGGTATTGCCGCCGGGATCGCCACTATTATTGAGCCAATACTGGGCCAACTGCCCGGCGTTCCTCACCGCGCCGTTGCTGCCGAATTTGAGCCACGGCACATCGCTCGAAATGGAGTACGGCCCGCCCGTGTAAGTGAGCGGCGGCGCTCCGTATCCGACCGGCTGCAGATCATCCAGAATGAGCATTAGCTCAAGCGTGGACGGGATCGAGAGACAGTACGTCGGGTTGATTTGTGTGGGCGGAAAGCCCGGCGGATTGATGATGTATACGTTGTCCCAGAAGTCGGGATGGTAGGTGGTCGCGGTGGGCGTCGCTATATCCCTTTCCGCAAATAGCTTTTTGACCTGGCTCACCCTAATCTGCTTTTCCTGGCTCATAAACCCCCTTTCCGAATTTGCTCGACGCGCCGGCGATAGCGCTCGCGCTCGCGGCGGCGCGTGAAGTCGCTACGCGTTTCGTATGGCCGGCCGCCCATGTCATCACTGATCGAAATCGGTTCGCGCGGCGGCGCGGCGGACTCTGTTTCGCCGGCGCGCATCCGCTCGAAACGCGCGGCTAAGAATTGAGAGATCGTCACGCCCGCATCACCAGCATGCCGAGCGCGGCGCACGCGAGACCGAGCGCCGTCAAATTGAGCTTCGGATGCCCTACGTTCACGCTCGCGAGCGCAAAGCAGATGAACGCGGCGATCAGCAGAATCAAGTGCAGCAACGGCATAAACTCATTCCCCTTTTTCCATTTCCGGCCAGAAACACCGGCAGCGGCAACCCTCGACCGCGCAGGCGCGCGATCGCAGCATGAGCGCGCGCCAGATCATATTCCAGAAACCCGTAGGCCGATGCGCAGCGGACGGATGGCCGCACTCACACAACGTCATCGCGGCAAGCGCTCGATCACAATCAAACCAATGGCAATCATCGCCATGATCACCGCGCCCGTCAGCAGAATAGCGCCCAAATTTTTCATGCGCCCGCGCCAATCACTTCCGCTCGTCGAACACCGGGAAGGCTTCCCACGCATGGCGGACGGCCAACTCCAACTTCTGCGCCGCCGCTTCGCGATAAGCCAGAGGATAGTACCTGCGCAGCGCGCGTACCGCCTCATCCGCCGCTTCGATCAATCGATCAAACGCCGCGATCTCTTGCGGCGTGAGCCCTTCGTCTTGTTTCATCGCAACTCGAGCGGATCGCCCGGCTTCCAGGCCGGATCGAAGCGCTCCTTGACGGTAGCCACGCCGGCAATGATACCGACCCACAACCACACAATCGCCGTGGTTCCGAGCGCACCTGTCATCACGTTCAATTGGCCTTGCGCAGTCTCTGTTGCATCGAGATCCGCCAATACGGAACCCGCGATGCCACTCAATTTGTTGGTGAACCACGGTTCCATCAGCGCCCGCAGACGATTGCCGGTTTCCTCATCAACCACCGTGGTGCGGAAGCGCTTCAGCACCGCCTGAAATTCAGGCCCATCCAATAGATTGTGTTCGCCAGGCGGGCGTGGCGCAGGCGCGGGCGGCGCGGGCGGCACGGCGGCGGCGGCCGCCGCACTCTCGCCGCCGCCATGATGCACGTGCCGTTTCCGTTCGACGCGGCGGTGTGATTTCATCTGGCATCGCCTCCCTCGAGCTCATCCTTGTGCCGCTCTAACCATTCCCACAACGCCACTTCCATCAAGTCTGTGAACCGGACGCCAAGCCGCTCCACATACGCCAGCGCCGCGCGCGCCATCTGCTCATCAACGCGAATCGTGAATTGTTTTTTGGGCTTCGGCCTAGAGAACTCCCGCCGCGCTTTCCATTCGTTTGCAATAGTCTGTAGATCC